CAGCGACATACCAAATATTGTCAGGCGCTGCTGTGCTTAGCTCAATAGTCACTACACCTTTTTCTAATCCTTGAACATCGACGCCTTCGTACAATAGAATAGAAGAGCTATCAAGATCAAACTCAGTGTCGGTTGTGAGCTTAGACTTAAACGTAATTGGAAAGTCCGGAAGGTCTACATCAAACTTATACTTTACGCCCCTGTACAAAGTTAGCGACGGATTAGGTGTTTCGCCGTCCGGCGTGAACACGTAACTGTACGAGTCTAGGTTATCACTTAATCGTACTGTAAATGTGCTTTCGACTTCGGTGCTTTGGCCAGCAATGCTAATAGTTTGTGGTCCGGTTGGTAACCAAAAGTACTCTCTAAAGTTAGTAAACTTATCCCAGTCAATGTACGGGTTCCAAGCATAGAATTCTTGCTCGTTTACTACGTTATGGTCTTGGATCGATCTGTTGTAGTTTTTAAGACTATTCATGTAATCGTTGTAGTCTCTATAAAGCAGAACGTTACCCAACTCGTCTTTAGCTACGGCTGCCGACTCCAGCTGATAATCTTCACGTGAAGTGCTTACGTCTTGAACATACACGTCATCTGCTGTAAATGCCTTAGCAGTTTTACGTCCTACATAGCCATTGAGCTTGTTTACAACACCGGGTTGTATCATTTGATCTAATGTAGATCCAAGAAACTTTGAGTTAGAAGGTGTTCTAAAAATACGAGGTAAGTGTTCTTCACTTCTACGCTTTGACTTTCCTTTTACTGGAAGCTTTGGTTCGTCTTGAAAATTATCGTAAGCCATTGTTAATAGCTACCTCCTGTTGTCGAGTTTGTAGTTGATACACTTAAACTCGTGCTCTGAATACCTGTATTTACTGCGGTAGTACTTGTAGAAATATTGCCAGTTGTCTGTAATTTAGTAGCAGTCACTTCGTCAATAATCTCAACATCACTAACTCGTGCGCCGCTGATGAATATTTCGTCTGCTTCTGCTTTTACTTCAAACAAACTACCAAATACGTCTAATGAACTATTCGGAACAACTACAAATGTTACCAAGTTTGGACTTAGTTGCTGTAGTACATATGCCGTTAGTTCTGAGAAGTAGAACGTGTCGCCAAAGTCCCAATTTTCCAAAGCAAAGAATTCGTTAATAGCAGATAGTGTTTGAGCTATTAAGTCATTATCATTAATAACTACTTCTGGATTCTTTACAATTTTAAATGTTGCTTGCAAGTTAGAGTCTGCTTTATTGCCAAATAGTATCTTATACTTAACCGGATGATAAACAATTTCATCACTAATTGACTTAATTTTGTTAAGCTCTGTACTGTAATTTAAGTACAGTTGATCACTACTTGCTGGGAGCGGATAAGTTGCTTGATCTTGTAAGTAAAGCCTAAACTGCGTATCATAAGCAGCAGTTAACATGTATACATCAATTATGTTACTTGCGCTTGGATCTAAACGTCGATCCTTATCCGCAGCATGAACATAATGGAATTTAATGTTGTCTCTACCTTTGTAACCTACATAATCCGCTGTAGTCAACAGTTGGCTTGTTTCTTTGTTTAAAACCTGGAATAAATTTTCTTGTATAAAGTAGAAAATTTGCCCATCATCGTAAACGCTGGTAACTTGTAAATCACTACGCTTAGCAAATATAACAATAGCATCATTTGAGTTATCAAAGTAATTGTATGTCTCAGTGCCGTCGATATTTGTTTGCTTTTTCCTAAACACTACTTTACTAGTTTCGTTAATGTCTTCGGCAACTATTTGTTCAAACAAATTAGGGTCATCTACTACTCCATCTTCGTCACTGTCAAAGAATGTAATTTCAATTTTACTACTATCAACATATCCGTCAGAGTCTCTAACAGTTGCTACGATTTCCCAATCAAAATCAGTAGTGAAAGATTCTAAGCTATCGGGCTTTGTATTAATACTCAATACTGAAATTTTATCCTTAATAACTTTACCAGATGTAGTTTCAAATACTTTATCTGAAGAGTCAAAGAAGAACCTAATCTCAGCGGGGCTTTCAAAAACATAACGACTTGTACGATATGTAATGTTATACTTTTTTCCAACTGGCTCAAACAACAATATCCAACTTGAGTCAACTTGCTCACTTGAAGTATTGCCTGCTTTTGTTAGCGAGAAGTTGCTAATTAAATCCAAGTTGTCTAGTGTAATTACTTTCCACTCTTGACTAGTACTATCAAATCGTAAACCAAACGTGTTATTAGAAAAACATTGATCTATAATTTGAACTTTTATGTCGTCGGTAATAATGTTTGCTAACTTAGGAATAACTCTATCAAGCTTAGCGCCAGTTGGAATACTATCAGTAAGTTTAACAGCCCCGGAGCTGTCTGTGCCTGCGTCTGTACCGTCGCCTTGTACACTTATTATCTTAGACCAAATATACGTCTTAGCGCCGGTGTGGTTAGCTGCGCCTGCCATTAAAGTGTTGTCTTCCATAAAGTGAAAGCCGTCTGGCGCTGTAAATTTTATAAGTGTGTTTGGTACTAGTAAACTAAGCGAAGATTTAGAAAAACTACCTAGCGGAATATTCTCACCACTAGCATCAGTTACAAATCCTGTATTTTGATTTGTTTTAGTTGTCTTGCTGTCCCAGGTATAGTTGCTATCAGCAACAGACAGTACTGGGTATTCGTTATAATAAAAATTACGTATGTTGTAATCTTTAAGTAACGGCTGGATTGTGTTTTCTATAGCACCTTCGATGTCAGTTTTAGTTTCGTAAATAAAGTTAGTCTTTCGAGTACTATCTTCTTTGTAGATAATACCGTCATTACCAAAAAGATTAGTTTTACTGTATCTTCCGGTGCTGTCAATTAAATCAAAATATCTACTAATACCACTGCTAGTACGATTGACACTTTTTACTTTTACAACTTCTTGATTACGTGTTAGCGGAGCTACTTGGTAATCTTCAGCTGTAATCATTCTATTCTGAGTGTAGTAGTTACTAGGCGCATTATTTTTAATATTTTCATTTGATTCTGAAGCTGCGCCGTTGTCAATTGCTGTTTTTAGCTGTAATGTAAGCGACAACGTTTCTAGTTTATTTGTATGACTGATATACGGTATTGATACTGTTATAGTACCTAAGTTATTAGGCGTAATAATAGTTGTAGAAGAGTCGCTTATTCTGTAATAAACTTTGAAATTACCTTTTGGCACATTACCAAAAACGCCGTCACCGAATACCAAGCTCATTCTATCTTCAATACGTGTCTGTACACTGTAAATGTTCTTAACGCCTTTTTCAACACTGTTGTAAATTACGTTGTTACCTTCAGTAGCACTAACCTTTGTCCATAGCTCAGCTTCTCTACCAGCGTCATCAAGGGAGTAAAGCCAAACATCAGTTTCGTTAATGTTAATGTCGTCAATGGCAACTACTTGATTAGTAGTTGGGTTAGATAAGAAGAATGTGCCGTCTACCAGCTCGCCTTGTCTAAAGTGTGTAAAGTAACCGTTAGAGTCACTTGCTTTGCCTTTGCCGTCGTCTTGGTATATAAACGAAAACTTATTACCTAAGAACGGATCTTCTTCTTGTATCATCCCTTCGGATATTTTTGTACTTACAACTTCAAACTTTTTGTTTACACCATTTACAGCTCGAGTAAACGGAAACAATGGTAAGTCTTCGTTGTTAGAATTAACACGGTATTGCTCAGTGTATACACCGTTTACTGTATCTTTAGCAATTGGATTTCCAATCCCAGCATTCACAGGTAGAGCAGCGTTGAGGATTTTTGTAATTTGCTCATGACTGTTTGCGTTTGTTAGATCGTTCCAAACAACTTGTGTACCAGCTAAGTTTAGTCCGCTGCTGTCAAAAATACGTTCAGACGTAGCAACACTGTGTAGCTTCAGTAAGCCGTTTGCTGACTGGTTGCGCTTAGCATGATAACTTAGTAGCCTAGCTAGACGTAAGACACTTTCTCTTCTTTCTGCTGTTTCAAGGAAGTTTTCTCTAGCATTTAGATCTGTTCTAAACGAAAAGCTTTGCCCCAAGTAAGCAATAAGATCAACAAGCGCCATGTACTCGCTAGATTCGATATAGTCGTTAAAGTCCTCAGGGTAATTAGTCCTAAGGTAAGTAACCATTGTACGGCGTAAGTTATCAAAGTCATATGATAAAAACTCAGCGTTTCTAAAGCTTTGATAAATGCGCTTCCAGTCTTCAGCAACTAAAAGTCTATTCTGTCTGTCTGTTGTTGACATTTCGTTATCCTCGTAATATAATATTTATCCAGGATAAAACTAGTGTTTTTTAAGACAGGTTGGCTCCGTACGGTACTGAGCTTCTTTGAATATTCTGCGTTGTAGGTAGCAAGAACCCAGCTCTTTGATCGAACCTAAGCTGCATATATTCTGTTAAATTGTAAGGTCTGTACAGCACACTAGCTTCAATTTGCACACCGTGTTCGTACTGGTCAACAGTGATCTTATCGACTGCTACACGAGGATCAAAGTTACAGATTTCAGTAACGTTTTTTGTTATGGCTTCTTTAAGTGTGTCTGTTAACGGCTCGAATAGTACATCCCAAATAATAGTACCAAACGTAGGATCGCCTAGCTTTTCACCTTGACGTATATGGAAGTGGTTAATGATATCCTGTTTAATACATTCAAAATCATATACTGTTGCGCCTTTGCGAGTCGGATCAGTAGTAGAAAAGCCAACATATGTTCTGCCGGGCAACCCGTAGTCGAAAGAATTACGTGATGGTACTACTACTTCCTTGTAAAGTTTTTTCTCTAATTTAGCCATTAGTAGCCTCCTCTATCTTCATGTACTTTTACGTTTGCGTTACCTGTATCCAAGTGCCAAGAATTCTTAGCATATGCCGGCTCTGAATCTTCTGTTTTCTCTACACCGTACAAAATTTTCTCTGGTGTGTATTTTGTAGGATCTAAGTTTTCGGTTTGTTTCCACGGCTGCTTCCGCGGTACACGTCTTAATGGTGTTTTTAGTGTTTCAGTAACATCTGAATACTTTGCTTTTTCTTCGTCGAGCATTTTAAAGTTAGCAGGCAACTCTTGAATCATTTCTGGCATTTCATCATACTGCATTGGTTGATCGTCTGAAGGTATTGTATCTACTTCCATAGACCCCGACTCATCAGTGATGACATCATTACCTTGTACATTACCAGCAACTATAAAGTTGCCTTTAATCGAAATGGTTTGATCACTAGTTGTTATCTGGGTTTTTCTTGTAGGATTAAATTCAAACTCATCGTTATCGTAGTTATATTTTAACTTAAAAGTAGTGTCGCCTGAAGCAAACTCTTCTTTATTTCTTATGTCAATGCCTTTAGTGGCCTGAACGTCGAACTTACCGTCTTTTACTTTTAAGGCAAATATAGGATCTTGGTCTGGATCTGGTCTTTGCTCAATGTTAATAGCAGTCTTAGCTGAAATGTTTAGTTCGTCTACATCAATGTTAAGTTGATGCGCATGAAAGTTTATTCCTGCTTTTTCATCTTTCTCAGTAGCCATGCTTATGCCGCCACGTGAGTAAACGTCGATCTTACCGTTGGCTGTAAATTCCATCCAGCTATCACCATTAGAATGAATAATAGTAATAAAATCTTCACTGTTATGCATAATAATTTTATGCCCTGTGCGAGTTTCAATTCTGAATTGCTCACTGTGAGGTATAGTGTCTTCGCCGCCCGGTGCCGGAACGTATTCACGCTTACCATCTTTAGCAAGCATTGTGCGTTGTAGTCCTGGGTTGCCGTCGTCCATTACTATGTTGGTGCCACCGAGTCTTGAGAATGGTCTTTCGCCGACCATCTTTCCTTCTTCGTGAGCAGTTCTGTTCATCATAGGACCAGAGTACTTCGGTGGTCCGGCACTTGATAGGCCTAACACGTTCGACGGTATCTCTCTTCTTGGACTTGAAGTTTGCGGGCCGCGGTCTGGATCTGCCCATAGTCCGTTAACTTTTTCTAGCTTAACTCTGTTGTCATATAACGACGCACTAGGAGAACTGTTTCCTTTAAACGGTCCCGTTTCGTTAAGCTGTCTTTCGTTACTACTTGGGTCATTAGTTACCGCAGGTCTTGCTCTTTTATTATACTCAGCTTCAAAGTTATTAAACATGTTAGCGTTCATATACGGGTCAGGAATAAAACCTACGTAGTATGCTTCGCCGTCTCCGCCTTCTGTAACAAGCACTAATACAAAAGTACCTACGTCCGGCGGCGTTGCCCATAGACCGTAGCTTTGCTGATTGTTATCATATGCGTCTGTTTTAGTAAGACCAGCTGCTGATAATTGACCACCAAACGGTGTTGTACGTTTAGCAACTACTACAGTTCCTTTGTCACCGGGAATACTCGAGCCTGCTTTACCAGAAGCAAATAAGCTTACTTCGATCTGTCCCATTCGTCCTGGGTCAAGATTGTTTTCTACTCGGCCAACATAAATGCCTGGGTTTACACGAACGCCGGTTGCTAATGAAGTATGTTTAGAAGTAGTACTAAAGTCTTCTTGTGATGCTACCATTTATACTGTTCCTTTAAAGTTTGTACCAGGTTCAACTAAGGTTACCGAGTTGCCAATATCACCTTCTTCAATCGGTGCGGAAGCTGTGCCGGCTCCTTGGTTTCTATGTCTGATACAATTTAGAACCTGTGTAAAACCTTCACGAGTAAAACTGTTGTCAATAGTTAATACCTGATTCATGCCTGTGAACTTGTACTGTTCCATCTTGTACCACGGCGTGCCCATATCAAACGGTGTTTCAAAGTTAATTTGAATATCAGCTTCGCTTTGTATGTATTCTATTTGATCATCTTTAGTAACGTTACCTGCACCTTCGGCAATATAGTTTCCGCAACCGCTACTTGTAAGATAATAAGGATCGCCGTGAATCTTCATTTTTATGCTAAGCAGGTCAACTTTAGAGTTCATTAGTATCTCGTGCCAGTTTCTATTACTCTGTGTTTCGGGGTGCTGTACTAATTGAGCGCCGGTTGTCTTAGAAGGATTAGTAACAGGCTTACTTAGTTGAGTAAGACTGTCCTCATCTCCGAATGTGTCTGGTCTATTAGCAACCTTTGGCACCATATTAGGATCAGAATCAGTTTGCCCTGCAGGTAAGCCTTCAGTAGATGATCGTTCAAGCTGTCCGATATCGTTACCAATCGGAACATAGAACGAATAGTTAAAGTCTAAGTCAAGATCAAGAATGTCATTGTTCTTGCCTGTATAGATATAATTGTAAATTCTATGAGGATTAGTTCCACCGATGCCTTTAGATCCTGGAGCAGCAAATCTGTTCATTGATGCTTGATACGGAATAACACGATAGATATAGATTTTTCCTGTACGCCCCGATTGTGCTTCCTTAGGTCCATCTGTTGCTAACACAAAGCACTGTAACTTAAACCAAGGACATTTACCCGGAGACTCTGATCCAGGCTTCCACATGCCGTACTCTCGGCCATATTTACTAGCAAGGATAACTTCTTCAATAACGTTAATTAACTTCTGTCCGGCATATATTTGTACACTTCTCGAATCGCCTGGCAACAGCGAGTTTTGCGGATTATTACGCATACGATCTTCGTCGGCTGCTGCGTTATCTTCGCTAGTGTTTACATGCGCTTCTCTATCTTCAGGCTGTTTAATGATCTCAGACTTTCCGATTACATTCATATTACCTTTGTAGGAGCTATATATTTCCGCACCTAAATCGTGAGAACTTTTACTAGTACCAAGCTGATATGTGTTGATATCGTTTTCAAAATTATCTAAACTATTTTGCCCATCATCGCCTAGCGATCCAGTACCTTTTAGCGACTCAAAAAGCTGTTGATAGTCAACCGGCAAATCAGTAAGCCCCGCTGATGGTACTCCAAGTATTGATGATTCTTCAGCACTTGTTTTGGTATCTGGGAATACAATATAAAATTGATCGCCTTCTGCTTGTGCGCCAGCTTCTGTTGATTTGTTTTCAATGTTATTCATTGCTGCCGATAAGCTATTAGCACCTGAGAATAACATTTCTTCAACTGTTCTGCCCGACAGTGTGGCATTTTGCTTAATGGTTGCTACTTCGTCGTTCCACGCTTGATCGTTCCATGCTACTGCTAAACACTTGTAAACTGTACCTGCCTCAGTGACTGTAAATTTAGCTTGAACTAATTTAACTGTAAAGTTGTACGGGCCAACAGTACTAGCGTTGCCACTGTCGTCATAGCCGTCGAACTTTACAGCTAACATCATACCAGCATCGGCATAGTTTTTAAAGCCCTGTGCTTTTGATGCCTTGTCTAGATCTTTAAGAAAATTACCCATGCTATATGGCTCAACAATGTCAAAAGCAAATGTTAATGAGTGTGCGCCACGAATTCCGGTAGTTGCTGAAATAAGACTTCTAACATTAACATTATCAAAATGATAATCTGACTTGCCCATATCTTCAGCAACTGTTATTCCATTTTTAAATTTTCCTATTAATGGATCAGGAAAGTTTGTTTGTGATTTACTTAGAACCGACAAAGACCACATCCAACTATAGGTAGCAAACTTATGTAGAGGATTTTCTTTAGGTCCTCCGCTCGCTGCTGCGCCGCCGCCAGATGACGGTAACGTATTTCCGCCTGAGCCTTGAAACTCTCTATTCTGCCGTAAGTAGAAAAAGTCCTCTGGCGTTTCGTGTGTCCACGTTCTCCAACTGTCGTCGGCGGTTGCTTGAGGTGTACGTTCACCGCCTTCGTTTCTGCTTGCGTCGGTTCTGATTACAGCCATTAGTTAACTCCGAGTGTTTCTCTTAGTAACTCAGACTGTGGCAGGAATATTTCTATCCCTGCTTCGAAATCATAAATTGGATCTCTAATAATGTCTAAGTTACGTTGAGCAAATACCCACCACAAATCAGGGGTTTGATATAAGTCAAACGCTAACAAGTCAGGGCGGTGTGTGTACTGAGATTCAATTGTATAAAGTATATCGTTCGAACGAGCGGGCACAGGACGTATAGTGAGATAGCTTAAATATAAACCGTTCTTAACTTCAGTGTTAAAGTAAGGACTAGCTTTGTGGTAATTGATTCTGTCAAATCCAAGAATACTCATTACATAAATCCTCCGCCTTTGCCAGCAGCAAAGCTCTGCAAACTAAATGTCTGTGTCTTGCTTCTGCTGTATGCTACTTTTAGATTACATGATATTTCACACTTAGTAGGCGCATAAGTACCAGTTGATGCTTGAATGTAGTCGGGGTCAGCTGGTAAGTTTATACTCCAGGTAGAAACTACTACCGGTACATCTTGGAACATATACTGACCGTATCCATTTAGGAATACAATCGGCGGTGGCGAACCTTGATTCGAACTGCCAGCATAAGCACTTTTAGTCATTGTGCTAAAATAGTGTTGCGCAGCAATAATATATGTTGCTTCTTCTTGATTCTGACAGGTAAATGTTCCACTAATAGAAATATCAGTAACTCTTGAGTTTTGATATACAACATAGGGATACAGCGCATGAGTTGGAGTCATTTCTGAATAGTCTGCGCCTGTGCCATAACTAATGTTAGGAGTGTACGGGAACATCAGGCCGCCGGTACGTGCTAGACTTCCGTGTAATGGTCCGAAACTAATACCCGACGGTATAGTTAGCTTTACTCGCCAGTCCGGAGCACCTGACGCTTTCCACCTTGCTGTTACAAAAGGCAGCGGTGCTGGGTTTGCTCCGTTTGGTAAGTTACGCTTTCTTAGATTACTAACATAATTTTCAGTATCATATATTTCGTTAGCTGCGTCTACGTTCTGAGCATTGTTATCTCCGTATATAATAGAGCTCCCAGACACGTTTTCCGAAGTAGACTTAGGATCTTGCGACGATCTACTTTGTGCTTCTGCTGTTGGATTTTCTATAAACTCTAGAGCCATTTTTTTATCCTCTTTGATAACTTATTTAGTTGACAATATCGTACGTATATTATATTATAAGTAATATAGAATTTTAATAAACTTCTATTTAGGATTTAAAAATAAATGAGAAAACATAACTACTTAAATAATAAAGATATACTGTCAGAGATACATAAATCTAAGACTAATTTCTGTAGCTATACCGAAGATACACATAATCAATTTGATTTAATTATATCGTTACAAGGCCCGCACGGTACCCTCGAACAAGGCCTTGCTAAAATAAATCGAAATACAATTGCTGAAGCAAAAAGAAACAAAGCAAAGCGATTACAAACTAGAATGTTCGACGAAAGAAAAGCAGCTGGCGAAAAAATAAAGTTAGCCGAATGCGAGCATGATCCAAAGAAAATGAAAAAAGACGAACTCATCTTTAGAGTTATGACGTTTGATCATATTCCCGAAGAACCAGGCAGAAAGAAAACTCCAAAGACAACTGCTGATACAAAAACCAAACTAAACTTTCCTGCGTTTCAACATTACAAATTTAACGAAAACGACGAATTAGTTTGTGTTGGTAAAAGTCACTGGGTTGGAGGAATGGAAAACGGATACTTTAGCAAGGATCACGGCAAGGTTACAAACAAACTTGCTCATATGTGGATAAAGTTATGCGAACGTTATGCTACTCGTGGTAATGTAAGAGGTTATACTTACAACGACGAGATGCGTGGTCAAGCTATTCTACAGCTAACACAAATTGGTTTACAGTTTGACGAATCTAAGTCAGCCAACCCATTTGCTTATTACACTGCTGCTGTTACTAACAGTTTTGTAAGAGTAATTAACTTAGAAAAACGCAATCAAGCTATTCGTGATGACATTCTTGAAATGAACGACATGACCCCAAGTTACACTCGACAGGCATCACGTGAGTGGGAAGCAAATAATCCTGAGAAAAAATAAAAAATGTCTTGACAACATGGCCTGATATATACTATTATAGTATAAATGAGAATTCATACACGAGGACAATTTGTTTAAACGAGCTGCCATTTTTACCGATATTCACTTCGGTATGAAAAGTAATAGTAAAGTTCATAATGCTGACTGCGAAGAATTCGTTGATTGGTTTATTGAACAAGCAAAAGCAAATAATTGCGAAACAGGAATCTTCTGTGGAGATTGGCATCACAATCGTAGTAGTGTCAATCTTTCCACACTTGATTCAACTGTACGATCATTAGAAAAGCTTGGGGAAGCCTTCGACAATTTTTATATGTTCGATGGCAACCATGACTTGTTCTATAAAGATCGTAGAGACATTAGTTCTACAAAGTTTGCGAGACACATTCCGGGCATTACCTTAGTCGACCAGTATACTGAATTCGACGATGTAGCGCTTGTGCCCTGGCTAGTAGGCAACGAATGGAAGAACATTGAGAAGTCTAAGAGCAAATACATGTTCGGACACTTCGAACTTCCTACATTCCTTATGAACGCACATGTTCAAATGCCCGAGCATGGTGATTTACGTGCTACACACTTTGTTAATCAGAAGTATGTGTTCTCAGGTCACTTCCACAAGCGACAAGTAAAGGGCAATATACATTATATTGGTAATGCTTTCCCGCACAACTATTCAGATGCGTGGGACGATAAGCGTGGTATGGTAGTACTCGATCGTGAGAACGACGGTGAGCCTCAGTATATTGACTGGGATAACTGCCCTAAGTACCGCACAGTAAAACTATCCGAGCTACTTGATCCGGATAATACTATTATCAAAGACAAGATGTACTTGCGAGTGGCTATTGACATTCCAATTAGCTACGAAGAAGCAAGCTTTATTAAAGAAACATATATCAAACAACACGACTGTAGAGAAATTACACTTATACCTCAAAAGCAAATCGACGAAATTACTACCGAGCTTGATATTAGCAAGTTCGAAAGTGTTGATGAAATTGTTTCTCGTGAAATTGTTGCGATTGAATCTGATTCTTTTGATCAAAAAACGCTGTTGGACATTTATTTAAATCTATGATACTGATATCCGGTAATAAAAACTTTGGCTTAGCTAAAGAATTACACAAATTATATCCTGATGCTTGGTTTGCCTCACGTGAAAACGGTTATGACTTATGTAAGAGCAACGAACAAGATGCGTTTGCTCAATACGTCACGCATTACAATACTGTTATTATTAATAGTGCGCTGTGGAAGTTTAATCAAACTGTACTACTTGACAAGGTTTACAAAAAATGCGTAGAAGAAAACCACAGACCCCACATCATTACTGTTGGCAGCACAACTGATCGTGTTAAAAACGGCAAAGCTTGGTTGTACAACGCTGAAAAGAAAGCGCTGCGTGATTATTCCAATACGTTAGCACTAGGCGGGGTATGGGGCGAAGGCCCAAAGATTACCTATGTTAGCTTTGGTACTCTTTCCAACAATCAAGAAAAGCATCCTGACCGAAAATGTCTTGACATTTCTCAAGCAGCCGTGTATATTAAATGGATAATAGATCAACCCGATGATATTTGTATTAACGAAATCAGCATTGATCCAAAGCAAATGAAACTATGACAATTCTATTAAAAGATTTAACAGTTAAAAACTTTATGAGCGTCGGCAATCAAACCCAGGCAGTTCGGTTTGATCAAGAACAGCTCACTCTAGTGCTTGGTGAAAACTTAGATCAAGGAGGTGACGACTCAGGCTCACGAAACGGGACAGGCAAAACGACAATCATTAACGGATTGTCCTACGCCCTCTACGGCCAAGCACTAACTAACATCAAACGAAACAACCTTATTAACAAAACAAATGGTAAACATATGTTAGTAACGTTGAATTTCGAGAAAAACAATGTTCAATATCGCATTGAGCGTGGTAGATCACCTACATTTACAAAATTTTACGTAGATGACCAAGAGCAAGAGATGACTGACGAGTCTCAAGGTGATAGTCGTAAGACACAAGAGGCTATTAATACCCTATTAGGTATGAGCCATGACATGTTTAAGCATATCGTAGCGCTTAACACCTACTCAGAGCCATTTTTGGCAATGCGAACCAACGATCAACGTGCTATTATTGAGCAGTTACTCGGTATTACTATCCTTTCAGAGAAGGCTGAGACTTTAAAGGAAGAGATTCGTAACACCAGAGCTGCTATTGACTCTGAAACTAATCGTATTAACGCTGTTCAGTCAGCTAACGAACGAATCGAAGATACAATTACCAGCTTAGGTCGCACTCAGAAGGCATGGCAAGCAAAAAAACGCACTGACATTAAAGCACTCGAAGAAGCAATACAAGAACTAAGCAAACTTGACATTGATTCTGAGATCGAAGGACACGAAAAGCTACAAAACTGGCAAACAATTAGCACAGAGCTTGAAAATTTACAGAAAACCTTAGCATCTTCCGAAGCTGCTCAATCAAGAGCGCAGAAAAGTGTTGATAAAATCAACAAAGACCTTATCGGACTCGAAGATGCAAAGTGCTATACATGCGATCAACCACTTCACGAAGACAAGAAGCAAGAGATCCTCAGCACAAAGACCAAAGAGCTCGAAGAGAGCCAGGTCTATTTACAAGAAGTAACAGAAAAAGCCGAGAAAACCCTCGAAAACATTAAGATAATCGGTGACATTGACGCTAAGCCTACTGTTTTTTACGAATCTATGAAGGAAGCATACGAACATAGACAGAATATTGACGGACTCAAGCACAGTCTCGAAACAAAAGAGCAAGAGCACGATCCATACCAAAGTCAAATTGATGAATTGTCTGCTTCAGCGCTTCAAGAAATCAATTGGGATTCAGTAAACGAGCTTACTCACTACCAAGAGCACCAAGAGTTCTTGTTGAAACTTCTTACAAACAAGGATAGTTTCATTCGTAAGAAAATTATTGATCAAAACTTAAGCTACTTGAACAACAGACTTACTTCTTATCTTTCTAGACTTGGTCTTCCGCACCAAGTAGCATTCCAAAATGACCTAAGTGTTGAGATTACTCAGCTTGGTCAAGACCTCGACTTTGACAATCTGAGTCGAGGCGAACGTAACAGACTTATACTTGGACTAAGTTTTGCGTTCCGTGACGTATGGGAAAACTTATACCAGAACATTAACCTACTGTTCATCGACGAATTGATCGACAGTGGAATGGATTCTGCTGGTGTTGAACACGCACTGGGCGTTATCAAGCATATGGGCCGCGAAGGTCGCAAGAATGTTTTCCTTATATCGCACAAAGAAGAACTAGTAGGTAGAGTAAATCATGTACTTAGAGTAATTAAAGAATCAGGTTTTACTTCTTACGCAACAGACTTGGACGTAGTTGACTAATGAGCGACGACGAAAATAACTTCGACGACGAAAGTACTCACGAAAAGCTTGTCGAAGAATACTTAAAATATTATCAGGCACACACAGATTTTAATAAAAGGCACAGCGTGAGAACGCACTTGGCAGGCAGAAGGCACTTAAGAAACATAATCAGACTGGCACGCAAAAGGCAAAAAGAAATACAAACTGAATTTTATCAAAAACGAAAAACAAAACCCAAGAATAAAGGCACCAACTAAGTCCTAGCATACATACAGTATGGAGTGGACTTACCAAGGCAAAAAAGTTGATACTCTACCAATTGAGTGTGAAGGTTTTGTTTACCTAATCACTAATACAACAAATGGTAGAAAGTATATAGGCAAGAAAAACGCTAAGGCAACAAAAACAAGGCCACCACTTAAAGGTAAGAAAAGAAAAAGGCGCACTACAGTAGAAAGTGAATGGAGAGACTATTGGGGATCTTCAGACAATCTACTTAGAGACATTGAAGAAATAGGCAAAGAAAAGTTTACAAGAGAGATACTACACCTGTGTCCAAGCAGAGGCATAGCAAGTTATCTTGAAGCACGTGAACAATTCGAAAGGCGAGTTTTAGAATCAGACGACTATTACAATGGTATTATTAATGTACGCATTGGTGGTTCTAAAATATTAAAAGAGTACTTAGGCAATGAAAATGGTAAAACTAAACTTTAGGCAACCATACAGCACATAAGGTTGGCGGGCCGGAAATAAAAGAGCCGCTGTGGAAAAGCTAGGGATAGAGACCTAGACACGTAACATATTGAGCCAACGCCCAGAGGCGGTAAGTTGATATAGGTCAATGCTGTTGATCACAAACACACTATGTTCATAAAAACTGTACACGTAGGAACGAGAGTACAGGTAACGTAACACTGTTACGTGATGTCGACGTAGGTAAGGGAAAGGTCAGAGCCCGTTGAACGTGTGTATAAACTTTAAACACCTATTTCCATGTCACGGGTGGTGATACTCACAGAAAAACAAAATTTTTCTTTATGACGGAACCCTAAACAGGTTCCGTCTGAGCAGATTAATCTACAGAAATATCTCTTCTAGTAACTCTTAAAAAAAGTACTTAACACTTAACTACTCTTAGAAACTCTAGTACTTACGAAGTAAGATGTTGAGTTTGTTTGCGATAGCGATAGCTGAGCAAGACAAACGATAACATGGATCAACGAAGTTGAGACATAAATACATTAAATAGGCATTTAAGGATTACTCATGAAACAATCTGACTTTGTAAGTAGCAATGATCAAATTAAAACTACTAAACTAAGCAATCGAGATAACTTTGAAAATTTATACGTGGCAGAAGACGACACTCCTCCGTATTTAGGTTTTGGGCATGTTGACGACGACGAAGCTGATGAAAAAAAGTCAAAAAAGAAAAAGCCAAAAAAGAAAAACCCAAAAGCAGGTTCGACTACAGCTACTGCTCCAGCAGGTGAGCCAAAAGTACAGCCAACACCGAGTGGTAGAACAAAACCAACAACACCGGCAGTAACAGTTGATACTGATCGTGGTCCTGCAAGGCCCAGCTTTGCTGCTCCGCCTAGTGACCGACTTAGCGTGCAGTCAGGTCAGAACGTACCTCCTGGGCGTACTGCGCCGTCGCTCATAGGACCCGGAGGTTTAGATAGTGATAGACCAAGTAAGACGCCAGCCCGTCAATCTCAGGCAGCAATTGATTCAAGTAAGCTAACTGGCAAGCGACCAACAAGTATAGCTGGCAAGATAAACAGTCTGTTCGGCAGTAGACTCGCTGGTGGGATGATGACATGGCTCGGACCAGTACTTGTAGCAGGCAAAGGCGCAAAGTTTTTAGCAGACTGGTACTCTTACAATACAGGAGCAGCTCGTGTTACACAACTAGGCGATTACACAGCACCTTGTTTAGATTCAAACTACGATCCGTATAACGATCCATTTGTTGACATATACAGCGACGAAGCAGATACAACTTACCGTCTAGATTACTACGGTGGTGGCTTTAAAGATATCCTAAACAGTTACAACGTTGAAGCATTTACACCGAGAATGTCTAATCTAATTTACGGTGTAATACCTACACTACTAACTTCAGTAGCAACTGGCGCAGCGTTATTCCAAATTATTGGAAGAGGTGCTTTTGCACTGTCTGGCGCCACTGGTCCGGGCATTCTAATAGGCACAGCGGCTGCTATAATTAGCATAGGTGCTGGCTGGATAGTTTCTTACGTGATTAACAAAATGTTAAGAAGTGTTGACAAATGGGGGCCCGGTGCTGCTGATGTTGTAGCGCAGTTTGCCATGGAACAGCTAACTACTAGCAGAAATCTTCAAAAGCTTTGTAGTGCTGACTTGTCCGAAGCAGCACAAGACGATGAAGACCAAGACCGTGATGAAGAGTCAACTAGGAGTGCTGCTGTTGATACTTTTGCTATAATGGAACTAGCAGTAACAATTAAACAAGTGTTTAAAGAAATAG